TCAAATCTTTGGAATCTTGATTTTTTGTATCTGTTTTTGCAAATCCAGCAGGCTGCGGTGGCCGTAAGTCTTATTGGTTATATCGTTGCCGAAGGAGTGTCCCAACATGCGCTTTCGGTCATTCTCATTTACCTTAAAGTCCTCGCAGAGTTTGGAGAAGGTATGTCGGCAGTCATGGGGGGTATGATGGGATATGCCCAGCTGGTTCAGGAGATTCCTTTCATCCAGGTGCTTACGGAATGTCTGATCGCTGGTTAGCAAGCAGCCGTCCCGCTCCAGCCGGCGCCTGACCAGGGGAAGGATGCCTTTATGGATGGGAACGACACGGTTCTTGCTGTATTTGTTTTTGACGCCTCCGCAGAAATAATTCTCATCCAGATTGACCTCCATGTTTTTATAAGCAGATATCCTGAATCCGGAGTAGCACATAATTAGCAGGAACTCCACATCCTCGTCCTCCTTGTTCTTCCACAATTTCAGCAGGTCATCATTCGTGAATGGCTCACCGTGTTCTTCCTCGTCCGGTTTATTTATCTTGAGGTAAATGGAACAATCCTCATCTGTTATGTGATATATCTTGGCATAGGCGTACATCTGATGGAGGAGATTGATTACCTGCTCCAGGCTGGCATACTTAAGCGGGCTGTCGTCAATGACCTTTTGCAGGTCATCATAGGTAACTTTGCGGAATTCCTTATCATGCAATGCCTTACAGCGTTTAAACGCTCCCCTGGTTGCGTTTAACGTGTGTGGGGAATAGGTCCGGCTTTTGTCGCGTACAAATTTATAGTCATACCAATCTTTATATACTTCCTCGAAAGTCTTACCCTTGTCAATTTCATCAGTTTTTTTGAATCGGTTATAATCGGCCAGAATCTTCTGAGAGAGACCTTTTAAATCCTCAGTTTCTTCAATTTCCAAAGTACGTTCATATCCGGGATAGTATGTACCGCCTTTCAGTGCGACTAAGACTGTAAATCCCTTTATCCAGGCATCTACATAGCATAGGGCAGGAGGCCGCAAAGGAACCCCATTCTTTGTAAATTCGGTTGTAGGAGGATGAACGGCGTAGGGATTGCGCCTCTTCTGTCCAAGGTATCGAATGGTACCAAACTTATTCGGAAGTTTTGGGTATTTCGTTCGTCTCGCCATAATATTAATCCTTTCTGGAATTTTGGGTATAAAAAATACGCCCTTGCCAGGACGCTCCAGAAATGATATAATTTGGTTGCGAAGCAAAATATATCTTCCGGAGCAGTCCGGTAAGAAAATTATGTCAAAAGTCATTCCTGCGCCAACAGGATTGGCTTTTTTCGTTTATATACTCATAAATGTCAAATGCGGCTCCATCTGGTATGGAGTTTAGGGATATCAGATGCAATCCGTTACGCTGTTGTTGCTTTTTGGATAAAATATTTATGTCCACTAATTCAGTGCCAGAATAAAATTGTAAGATTTCATATGCTAAATTTTCTAATCGGTATCGCACTGCCATTTCGGGAACCACAAAGGTATCACAGGCCGTCTTGATAAACGAATCTATATCAACGTTTGTAGGCTTCCACCCAACGGCATCATGAAGCATTGGAATGAATATGCGATACGGCATAAAAAATTCTGCCGACCCTTCATTTGCCTGCCATTCTAAAAAGGGGTCCTGATTAGGGGTAGGCCTGTTATAGCAATTAAAAGTAGTCCGGCCGGTGTGCCTATGTAAGGCTAAATGCACTGTTTCATGGCCACAATCAAAATTCTGTTCATTCGGTGACCGGGCGCTATTTAAAAGTATGACATCCGGTTCCGGCTTCTCACCTACGGCAGCCATGCCACGTAATCCACGGGTTTTAAATGGTATAGCTTCTGTTTTTATTCCAAAGCTTTCAAATTCCTTCACAAGATTTATTCCATATTGAAAATCTCTAAATCCCATGAAACGCTTTATACGTATGACATCACGATATAGCTCAAATTTGTAATTCTGGTTCAACTATTTTCCACCTCTTAGCCTTTTAATAGTATCTATTGCAAGGCGTATATCATCAGGGTCAATTCCGCTGTCCTGGGCTTCCTTGGCGTAAGATAGGTATATGCCCTTTAGGTTGCTATAAGGATTCTTTTTTTCCTCTGGCTGGTCATTTTTCCCGGTCATCAGATAATCAACAGTTACTCCAAAATAATCAGCTATTTTCTGTAGCTTATCTTGCTTTGGCGTGCTTTTACCACGTTTCCAATCACTTAGTGTGGATTGCGGTACGCCTGTCTCTTTTGCCACCTTATAAGGGGTAAGATTGTATTTTTCTAATAATTGCACAAAAATCTCATACATAATTTGTTCACCTTTCACAAAGATAAGCGATACTAAAGAAACCCGTTATAAACCTATTGACTCTAACGGGGACTTGTAGTATAGTATGAGCATACACAAGAAAACCGTTATCATAATGTGTATACTACGGAAAAATTATTTACTTCGTTCGACAAATTGAGTATATCATATTTCCGTAGTAATTTCAATAGAAAAAAGAAAGGTGGTGAAATTTTTGTACGCAAAATTTGAGAGATTACTCATAGAAAGAAATCTCACACCTTACAAAGTGTCTCTCGCTACAGGAATTGCTCAGTCGTCCTTATCGGACTGGAAACGCGGAGTAAGCAAACCTAAGGTTGATAAGCTTCAAATCCTTGCAGATTACTTCGGTGTTCCACTTGAGTATTTTCTTAAGGAATGAACAAGAACGTATGTTCTTTTTGCGGTGATTTAATTGTAACTCTACTACGTACCTCTGTCAATAGGAGGGGGATGAACAAAATATGGAAAGAAGGAGGAGGATGATAGTAATGTGTGAAAGGGTTCCTATCAAACAGGCAGCTCAAGAATTAGGCATGTCAAGGCAGGCTGTCAGGGAACACATGCGCAGAGGATTATTTGACATAGGTGATTATATCCCTAAAGAGAGGACAGGTAAAAAGCAAGATTCATTTTATGTATACCGGCCTAAACTGGACAGACATCTTGGGCGGATACAGAAAGGAGAAATAAGCCAATGAGAGCTAAAACATTTGCTGAGCATCGCATCCGTGCCAAAGCTGCGGTCCAGTATCCCGGCTGGCGTGTGGATTTTGTTGGACCGGCCACCATAGCACTGACCCATATCATGGGCATGGAGCGGGTAATTGAGGTGAAGCGGCACAGGAGACGCAGGGACGGCCCAATCATGACGGCAGCTAAGCGGATTGTGCCGGCAGTCATCTGGCTGTTAGGGATGTGGATGGTAGCCATAGTGGTTATGGCGACGGCCATGGGCATTATTTGAAGGGAGGTGAGGGAAAGTGATTAAAGGCGCAAAGAGTATTGCGGAGTATGCAATCCGCAAGTGGCTGCAGTCAGAGGGCTTTGAGATACGATATTTTAAGTTGGCCGTGCATGACAACGAGGCCATGATAGAGGATGACGCCGGTAACACGCTGCGGCTGGTGTATGACAACGATACCAAGTCTGTCTATGTCAAGGAGTAGGGAGGGGTCAGACGATGACAGAGGATGTTTGCCGGACATGCCGGTACAGGAACAGATGCCCGGAGCGGAGCCGAATGATGCCGTGCCGGTCGTACAAAAAATGGACCCCAGACGGGTGGAGCCGTCCGAAGGTCCGGTAACTAATAATAACTAATCACCCTCATTATACGAGGGAATGGAGGAAAAATCAAGATGATTAAAGCTGAAAAGAATGTAGCAACCGTAGGAATCGAAATAAGGGATGCTGGAGAGCGCAACGAAGTATCAGTTGTTGTCGTAGGGAATCAGGATGAGGTTATGACAGCAACTGCCCGTTTGTTGGCAGATACAGTCAGTGCTTTGTGCAATGCTATTGGAATCAATAAAAACGCATATTTAGGAATGTTGTGCGGCGTGGCTGCAAAGATGATGGACGAGGAAAAATGCCATGGATGATAAAATCTATTTTCGCCTTTGGACACTGTTTCGTGAACAGATGGCAAGGAAAGCGGTAGAGTCTGCCAGTACCGAAGTCCAGGAGCATTACAACCAGGTGCTGCAGGACATGGCATTTCTGGAGGGAGAGGTGTTTCTGAATGATAATTAGAGCAGGTGATCTGCAGGAGGGACAGAGGATACATATTGAGTATGGCGCCGCAGGTAATTGGATGAGCCCTACGATTGAGAAGATACACCAGATGCGGAACATGATTATTGTAATGTTTCATTTTGGATCCATTCAGATGGACGTGAGTTTCCAGCCGGACGAAGATGTGGAGGTGCTGCAGGAGGATGCGTGACATGCATGAGTGTGATGCCTGCGGTCAATTTCAGGCCCCGGATGGCCTGGCCTGCAGCCAGTGCCAGGAGAATGCCTCGGTATGTAGGAAGCGTAGAGGGATGAATGAACAGATAGCAGGAGGACATGATGGAAGGAATTATATTACAGGTGAGGCCGGCAGCCGGCCAGATTCAGACCAACTTTGATGAAATTGAGAAGCAACTAGCCGTCGAAATGAGCCAGTATGATGGCATCGTATTCACGGAAGATACTAAAACGGAGGCTAAGAAGAAGGTAGCGGAGCTGCGCAAGCTTAAGAAGCGCATCGAGGATAGCCGTAAGGAAGTCAAGGCCCGGTGGATGGAACCATATAACCAGTTTGAAGCCCGGGTGAAGCAGGTGGCTGCCCTGGTGGACAAGCCAATCAACCATATCAATGGACAGGTAGAGGAGTTTGAGGCAAAGCGGCTTAAGGAACGTCAGACAGAGATAGAACAGATATATACGGAAGAAATTGGTGATATGGCGGATTTCCTGCCGCTCTACCGCTTGCAGGATGACAAGTGGAGCAATGCCGGCACCTCTGTCAAATCCATACGTAAGTCCATGTCGGAAACCATTGCCAATACCCGCGCGGGCAAGGCGGCTATTGAGGCCATGCAGTCCGATGCGGTACCGGATGCCCTGCGAAAGTTCCAGGCTACACTGAGCCTTCCAGATGCACTGGCATACATCAACCGGTAT